CGATCAAACGGGACGCCGTCGGCATCAACCTTAACGCGCACCTTACCGCCCGGCGGGACGCCGTTAAGCGTCACATCGGACTTGTTTTCGAGCGTGATTTGTGGCGATGCCGCCATCGTCTTTACCTCATAATCCTTTGACGCAATCATAACGTCCGCATACCCCTTATTCAATCGGCTCAATATCAAGGTCAGCGTTGAACGAAAGCTCCGCCGCATCGTCGGAATTCAGCGCCCAACTAGACACAATGTCGCGCCACGCCACGTCCGGGGCCAGATTATAGCCATTCTCGAACGTGACAACGCTTGGCACCTGCCAGTCATAGACGTGAGTGTAATAGGCTGAATTGTAGACCCCCGGCCCGTGTCCGTTGTTGACACAGACATAGGGCTGTTTAGTGTCCGGATCGTCGAACTCGAACCCATACAGCACTGACGCTAGCGCGCGGTAAACCTCGCCATACGCCTGATTTTGCGCCGTGTGTCCCGCAAGCTGTTTTTCTGTCGGCAGGAAAACCGTTGTGGCGAAATTCTGCAAGATGATTTGTTTGCCGATATTCGACCGCGCAAACGCCGCGATACCGTCATTAAGAGTGTGCCTGTCCTTAGACACATCGGCGTCAGACATGATCACAAAGAGCGCCGCCTTGCCTGCGGCCAGTCTGGTATACGCGGCCTGCGCCCGCTCGAAATCCGCCGCGCCGTACACCCTGATTCCGGTAATGATCTTGATGTTTTCGATTTCGCCTGTCGGCAGAGACGGGACGCCGGATACATCAAACGTGAATGATGTTGCGGTTGGCACGGTTTCGACGGTCTGCACGCCCACTACACCAGCAGTGCGGCTTTCCAACAGGTACGCGCCGGTAAGCGACGGCACATCCGATTCTCCGGCAGGAAATTCAACCTCGAAAAATTTGCGATTTGGCACTGAAACGATAGTAAATGTATGGTTCCAGGCCGAATTAGCAAACCCGCCAAGCCGCAGTGTAGTCGGGTCGGCGTATGCCTTTGGTTCGGTCAGGTCATGCTCTTGCGCGGTTTCAAAACGGATTGTGCCGTCTCCGTTGTCAACTGCCGAGGCAATAGAATTGCGGTAGCCTGTAGCAGCGATGGCGATCTTGCGCCCTACCGATAGTCCGTGTGCGGAGCTTGTAGTAACCGTCACAGTGATGCCGTTTGCCGTGGCGGTGCCGGTCACCGTCTCGCTGAAAAGGTCCGTGAACGCCGGAACGTAGGCTTGCAGATGGGTAACGATGTCTGTCGGGTTAATCATTTCAACTGCTCATTCGCGCGACGGTAAAGCATTTCGATAACGTGGCCCGCCGTCCTGTTCGCAACAACCAGCATATGAGGTCTTGGCCTCATCTTTCTAGTGCCGTTCTCCAGAAACCCGGCATACGTTGTACTCTCGCCAACCGTCATATGGTGCCAACTCGCAACCTTGTAATTGTAGCTGCGCACAAGCCTGCCGGACTGATTTTGCGGCGGCTCACCTGGGGCTGACGATCTATTGGGCAGATTGGAATACCATCTACCCGTCCTGACACCGGTAGTCAAAAGTGGTTTTATGCTGTTGCCAAAAATCGCGCCAACGTCATGCAGCGCCAACCTAATACCGCGCTTATGCAACCCAGACTGGCGAGGTATACCCAGAAGAACGGTCCTAGATTTCTGATTAACCTTGACGGAAAACATCAGGCACCCGACGCAGCCTCGTCATCGTCGCCGCGCTCCGTACACTGAATAACGAAATACTTGTCGTTCTCCATATCAATCGTGACGCGCAACACGCGGAACCGGCGACCGGAATACAGCATGAAATGATTGCCGTCCTCCGGGATGGTCAGCGCCGCGCTATACCTGATCCAGAAAATGTGTGTTGTGCGGTCATCAATAGCAACGCCAGCGAAACGCTTTGTGCCCTCGACGGTTTCAATCGCGGCCCACGTGTTCTTTATTGTGGCGAACGTCTCGACAGGCTCGGCGGTTCCCGGCGCGAGCCCGTCCAGCGTGCGGCTTTGCAATGTGACCTTTTTGCTAAGGTCACCTATACAAATTCTCGCTTTCTTAAATTGCTTGGGTGCGCACGCCATTAGAACACCCGCCTGATTGCATACCGCGCGACAAGCATCTTTGCGCCGGACGCCTGACGCGCTTCGGGACCGCACTCGCAATCCCCGCGATTTTCGTACAGATACGCAGCATACATCATGATCGCCAGTTTGATTGCGGACGGAACCGCGTCAGCATCACCATATCCTGCATCGAACGTCACGCGGTATGGGTATGGATTACCGATGCCCGTCGAGATGCCGCTATTCGGAAACAGCAAGCGAGCGTAACCGTCGCGCTGTTTTAGCTGGTAGTCCGTTGTGGCCGTGTAAGCGCCGCCAAGCCACTGCGCAACTTCCGACACAGATAGCAGGGGCGCGTGCTGAATTTCCGTAAACGGATAACGCTCAAAGGGGGAAATCTCCAATCCAACGTAATAGCCGACTGCCTCGCGCTCGATAAACCAACGGTTTGTGTAAAGCTCAAGATCGTATGTCGCGGCATCAAGAAACGTTGTCAGCAACGCATCCTGACTATCATCGTCCGCGTCCAGCTTGGCAAATTCCTTGAACTCGGCAAGCGTTACTGGCAATCCAACCGGGCCAGACGTAACCTCATAATAATCAAGCGCGGGCCTGGTCATTACTGACCCGCCACGGCGGCCCTGAGGTCAACCATCATATTAGAAATTGACTTGCGTTTATCTAACTCATAGCCGAACGGCGCGACGTATTCTGCAAGCGCGCCCTTGTCGCCATCATCCGCGAGCATTTCCGCAAACTCAATCGAGAACTCGCTGGCCTTGGCCGGCTCTTTGGCCGGCTCCCGAACGGGATCAAATGTAATGTTTTCAATCTCTTCCGGCGCGCTTTGATCCAGTACGGGATCAACCTTGGCCGATCCGTTGGCCGGTTCCGCCCATGATGTTTTGATGATATCGTTATACTCAGTCTGCGAAACGAGTATAACGGTTCCGGCAACAAGATTTGTGTTGCGAATACCGCCAAGTGCGAACGGTCCTGTTTTCTTGACGAGAATTTCGGGCATGACAACCCCAATTTTGTGGCGGGAAATAGTTGGGCGGGGACCGAAGCCCCCGCCCGCTTTTCGTTACTCGGGAACGAACTCGCCGTTCAGCAAGCAAGCAACACCGACAGTCGCGCCCGACGTGGTTCCGGTCGAAACAACAGAAGCGCGCACATAACGCTTCGTCGAATGCACGCCGAGCTTTGACATTGCGGTATTAACCGCAGTCGCGGCGGCAATACCGTTCGTATACGCATCTTTGCCCTCGACAAGCACCAGCTTCTCAACGCCCACAAGAGCGGCGTCAGAAAGATTGGATGCATCGCCCTCATGAACGATCAGCTTGTACGTTCCGTCCGTGTACGCCGTAGCGTACAGGAAAAACGACACACCGAGATCGGCGTCTTTCGTGTCGATAATCTGCGTTGCCGTGGTCGTGTTCGTGGCGATGGACGCCGGAACACGAGCGACAATGAGGTTACCCTGAGTGACCTGTTCTCTTACAGCCATGTTAAAATCTCCTTACGCGGCTTTGATCTTGAGGATTTTACCGGCTTCGTAGTTGGTCACAGCACCGCCGACACGCTTCGTCGTGTAGTACTTGACATACGGCTTGGCCGTGTAGGGGTCGCGCAGAACGCGGATGCCGAACCTATCGACAACCGTGTAGAACTCGGACCAGTCGGCAATCGCGATAGCGAGAGCGCTATCCGCGAACGCGGGCATGTCGGACATGAACGCAACGTCCGCGCCAAGAAGCATCTTGGTCGAGCCTTCCATAAGCACGCGCGGATTGAGAAGGTACTGACCTTCCGTGTCCTTAAGCTGCACAACCTTGGTAAAGGTCGCTCGGCGCATACCCCAAGAGGCGTTTGCCTGATACTCTTCGAGAAGAGCATTCTGGATGCCGATAAGGTCATCGGCAGAAAGAACCGACGCCGTCGCAGTTTCGATCTGCTCGACCGCATTGCGCTGATACGTGCCGGCAACAACCCAAGCCGCGTAGGACAGAAAGCCCTTCGGCTTCTGCGCACCGTCGCCGGTCACAAAGGCCGTGTTTTCGTCGCGACCGATACGGCTGGAAACCTTGCGAGCAAGCCAGCCCTCGATATCAAAGCCCGCATCGTCAAGCATTTTCTGCGTAGCACGGGGCTGCGCATAAAGCTCGTGAACCGGGATTTTGATAACGCCAACTTCGGGCGTATTCGTGTCGGGACGCGACTGCACTTCTCCAACCCAACCGCTATCGGCTTCCTGATCGTCAAGGATAAGCTCGAAAACGTCGCTGGACGTGCTCACCACGTTGGCAAGCTGTCGCACAGGCGAGGTATCAAAGATACGGCCCTCGATGATGCCGCCACGATCCGAAGTCAGGAAGTAACCGCCGTCCGGGCCGGAGCCAGCAACGAGGTCTTTCTTCGCCATCTCGATTTCGCGTTCATCGCCAGAAACAACGGCCTTTTCTGCGAAGGCATCATAAACGCGCGAAACGACTTCATCGCCCGGGTGTACACCCTTGCGAAGATAGAGGTTGATCGCCCGCTTGTATTCCGGATCGTCAAGCTCGCCGTCGCCATCACCGGCGGCGCGAGCAACCTTGCCCTCAAGGAACGCAACACGCTCCGCAAATTCCTTGCGTTCCGTATCGAGCGCGGCCTTCTCTTCGGCGCGCGCCTTGTTGATTTCCTCAATCTTGTTCGCGGCGTCTTCAACCGCCTTCGTCGCGGCGGCTACATCGGTAGCGTCCGCCTTGCCTTCGGCGATCTTGTCGAAACGCGACTGCGCCTCTTCAAGTGCCTTGTGAAGGTCTTTCAGTTCAATATTTTCAGGCATGTTTTCCCAAACCTTTGATACGCTGAATTAGATCGTTAACGGACGGCTCTTTAACCGCGTCCCGCTTGACCTTATCCGCATCCCGCATCAAAGATTTGTGAGCCGAAACGAGTGCTCTTGCGCACTCTCCTGGCAACCTTACACCCTTCTTGAACAACTTTTCAAGTTCACGTTCCGTAAGCCCGTCGAGACTGTCAACGCGGAAACAGGATTGTTCCGAGAACGGACTATCCAGACCCATCTTCTCGTAATACCGCTCCACACTCGCGAGAACCGTGGACCGCTCGACCGAACCGGCCAGAGACGCCGCAGCGGCAAAGATACCGCGTGGAACGGCCATTAGCTTACCGTCGATAACATCGGCATACGGCATCTTGTATGCGCTGAACTCGTCCGCGTTGTCTGCATCAAAACCAAAGAACGCGCTGGCAAATTTCTCGTTCGGCTCATCCTTGGCGTCGGCCCAAGCTTTGACGCGCTCAATAGCGGTGTCTGCATCCCAAGCCGTGTCCCTGTCGGCAATCGGCAGGTCAGTGACGCCAACCGACTTGAAGCCCGTCACATCCGCGCTGTTATTCATCGGGAT